TCAGAAATCCGCTTTTAACACCACGCGGTAACGGGCTTTGCCGTCGCGTACGTGCTGCAACGCTTCGTTAATCTGCGACATCGGGAACATTTCCGTGGTCGGTGCCACTTTCGCGCGTCCGGCGAACTTCATCAACTTACGTAGTTCATACGGTGTGCCGGTTGCGGAGCCGGAAACGCTGCGATCGCCTGCGATCAGCGTAAAGGCCGGGACTTCGAGCGGTTTCAGCACTGCACCAACGGTGTGGAAATGCCCGCCGTGCGTCAGCGCCTCAAAGTAGGGCTGCCAGTTCAGATCAACATTTACCGTGTTGATGATCAGATCGTACTGACCCGCCAGGGCTTTCAGCGCATCCGCATCACGGCTGTTCACCACGTAATCGGCACCCATAATGCGCACTTCTGCCTCTTTCGCCGGGTTCGAGCTAAACGCCGTTACTTCGCAGCCCATCGCGTGCAGCAGTTTAATGGCGATATGGCCCAGCCCACCGATACCGATCACGCCAACGCGGCTGGTGGCGGTGATGTTGTGCATCAGCAGCGGTTTAAACACGGTAATGCCGCCGCAGAGCAGCGGGCCGGCGGTTTCGATATCAATGCTGTCCGGCAGCGGGATCACCCATTGCCAGTCGGCGCGCAGTTTATCGGCAAAGCCCCCGCGATTGAGAATGGTTGGTACCGCACCTTGCTGGCAGTTGATCTGGTTGCCATCAATACAGGCATCACAATGACCACAGCTGCGCGCTGTCCAGCCGATGCCCACACGTTGGCCGATTTTCAGCCCTTTGTTTTGTGCCGCGCTGCCCAGATCCACCACGCGGCCAATCACTTCATGCCCGGCGACCAGCGGATACTGGGAGAAACCCCATTCGTTATCGATCATGGAGAGATCCGAATGGCAGATCCCGCAGTAATCCACCTGTACTTCCACATCTTCCGCCGCCAGCGGGCCAGCGTCGTATTCCTGCAATTCGAGCGCGGCACCAGCCTGCGGTGCGGCGTAGCTTTTAATGATGCTCATCATGGATTCCTTTGATTTAGAGGGAGACGCATGAAGTGTAGGGCATCTGCACGCTATGCGGCAGTCTGTGGGTGTGCATACCGCCCGTTTCGTTAATGTATGGCGGTCTATGGCACGCCGCAGGCCGCTATTTTCGGATTTTCCATACGGCTATTTTGGCGCGGTGACTTTGCAACACGATGTGTCCGAACCATCCTCAAAAGGTGCAGTACCCACCTCAAACCAGGAGCAACTACCATGGCGAATCAACCGCAAAGTACAGGCGCTGGCGGCCTGGCGCTAATTAAATCTTTTGAAGGACTTAGGCTGGAAAAATACAAAGATGCCGTCGGGAAATGGACGATTGGCTACGGACATTTGATTTTACCGAATGAAAACTTCTCCCACCCGATTACTGAAGCCGAGGCCGAAGCGCTGCTACGCGCCGATCTGTTAATGACCGAGCGCGGGGTACACAAAGCCGTGACGGTGGATCTCAATCAGAACCAGTTTGATGCGCTGGTAGCGTTCACCTTTAACCTCGGCGCAGGCAATTTGCAGAGTTCGACACTGCTTAAACTGCTCAACCAGGGGGAGTACGCGCAGGCGGCAGATCAGTTTCTGCGCTGGAACAAAGCGGGCGGTAAAGTGCTTGCCGGGCTGACAAGGCGGCGTGAAGCCGAGCGCGCGCTGTTTGTAAAACCTGTTTAACCGGGCACGCGCCTTAGGCCATTTTCCCCGTTTTTTACCGCCATCCAGCCAATATTTTCAGCCTCTTCGCTCTATTACTGTGGGTTTGCGAATTCGCAACGCGATGTTTTCGTATAACCCACAGGAGTATGCATTATGGATTCACAATTTATTGGATCGGTCATTAATGCACTGCCGCTGGAGCACATGATTGGCGGCCCACTGCAGGCAATGATCAAAGCGCAGGTGCAGGCAAGTAAAGCGTACGCCGACTTCCTGCTCTCGGTGTGTATCAAGGATGGTAAGGCGGAGTCGGTGCAGTTTGATTACGACGAAACCGTGGTGGATGACAAGGGCGTTATCCAGGGCGTGGTGAAAAAGACTATGCGCATCCCGCTGCTGGCGGCCATTTCCCACCCTAACATCAGCATCGAAGAGGGCACCATCGACTTCGAGCTGGAAGTCTCCCAGAGCGAAGCCAGCAGCAGCCAGACCGAAGCGGAAGCCTCGCTGGAAGCCTCTGTTGGCTGGGGGCCGTTCAGCGTGAAAATCACCGGTCGCGTCTCGCACAAAGCCCAGCAAACCCGCTCCAGCGATACCCGCGCGAAGTACAGCATCCATACCCAGGTTAAACGTCAGCCACCGCCGGAAGCTCTGATGCGCGTGATTGATTTCCTGACGGATGCCGCAACACGCCCGGCTGTCCTGCCGTCAGAGGCGAAAAAGCTGGAATCGAAACAGCTTGATGCCTACCCCGAAACGCCTGCCACAGCGGAAAAAGCGCCGGCGTAATTCTCACTATCTTCACCCTGAGGCTGCCTGGCAGCCTCATTTCTCACGGAGCGCACTATGTCAATGAAAGACTGGCTTCGCGGCAACCGTGGCGCGGAACCGAAGGCGGACTCACCTGCGCCGCCGCCACCGCCGGAGGAGAGTGCCGGGCTGCCACCTGCCGATCCGCCACCCGAAGATGTCGCTGGATTACCGCCCGCCGATCCACCGCAGGATCCACCACCGGGCGACGGCACGCCACCCTCTACTTCAGGCGTGACGCTGGCCGATATCACGCGCGGCATGCAGCATGCGGCCTCGGCGGCAAACCAGCTGATCGCGCATCAGTACATGCAGGCGCTGGATCCCTTTTTTGAACACAGTGACGACGGGCGGCTGGTGCCGAAAATCGTCGAAATGGAGCTGGATGAGCGACACCACTTCAAATTGCCGCTGGTGGCGCTCTCCACACCGCGCGGGCTGATGCTGGAGAAGATGAAAGTGTTTCTCACCGTGCGCACCGACGCGGTGGAACAGCAGAGCGCAATGTCCGGCACACCTGACGACGCGGTCAGCCGTTTTCACGTCAGCATGTCGCCGCCGAGCCACGGAGCCAGCGGGCGCGACAGCGGACATGTGGATATCGAAATGCAGTTCACCGTACTGGAGCCGCCGGAGAGCGTGTTGCGGCTTATCGAAGAGTACACCCGACAAGTTCTTCCCCAAGTAAACGACAGGAGTGATGACAATGGCTAATCAACCCCTGAGCACCGGCGCTGCCGGGCTGACGCTGATTAAATCTTTCGAAGGGCTAAGCCTTGAGAAGTACCGCGACGCGGTAGGCAAATGGACCATCGGCTACGGGCATTTGATTTTGCCCAATGAAAACTTCCCCCAGGCGCTGAGCAAAGTGGAGGCGGAAGATCTGCTGCGCGCCGATCTCGGGATGACCGAGCGCGGCGTGCATAAATATGTGACGGTGGATCTCAACCAGAACCAGTTCGACGCGCTGGTCGCTTTCGCCTTTAACGTCGGACTTGGCAACCTGCAGAACTCAACGCTGCTGCGCCTGCTCAACCAGGGCCAGTATCAGGAGGCGGCGGATCAACTGCCGCGCTGGAACAAGGCCGGCGGCAAGATTCTGGCGGGGCTGACGCGCCGCCGTGATGCCGAACGTGCGCTGTTTCTGGCACCGATTAACTGACTCATGGAGCAAATAGATGAAACGATATCTCCCGATAGTCATCTTTGTCGGTCTGCTGTTAACTCAGCCCGCCTGGGCCGAGTTGCCGCAGTGCAGCGCGGTGGTGCAGGCAGCTAACCAGGAGCTGGCAAAACTCAATAAGAAAACCGTTCAGGACGACAAGAAACTGACGGCTCTGCTCAAAACCCTGAACCGTGATGACGTGCTGCCAGCCGATTACGTCACGCGCGAACAGGCCATCAAACTGGGCTGGAGCGGCAAGGCGGAGGACTCGTTATGGAGCGTGTGGGCGCTGAACAAGAAGCAGTTGGGCGGCGACCCGTGGAGCGGTAAACCGCTGCCGGGCAAAGGTAAATGGTATAGCGCAGATATTGATAGCGTACGCGGTCTGCGCAGTAACAAGCACCTGATTTACAGCCCGGACAGCGCGACGCGTTATCTCACTACAGATAACGACGCCACGACCGTCACGCTTCCTCCTTGCCAGTAGTCGCTATTGCGGCCTCATCCCATTCGTTGAGGCCGCCTGTTCAGGAGGGAAATATGATGGCCGCAGATGGGCTGCAATTGCTAAGCCAGGGGCTGGCCGCGCTCGCCGGATTGTTCGGCGGGCTGAGCGTGTCGTTTTTCTGGCAGCCGAAAAAACTGCATCAACACGGGCGCCTGGCCGCCGGAATAATCATCGGCGCGATTAGCGTGAGTACCACTTTCACGCTCGGCGGGTTTATTGCCCGCTGGCTGGGAATGAACTTTAAAGACAGCGATATCGCCATGGGCATCGGCTATTTTGTTGGCGCGATTAGCGTCGGCATGATTGCCTGGCTGGCCAATTTCTTTAACCGCCGCGAAGGACATGACATTTTGCAGGTGGCTGGCGAGTTAAAACGCGCTGCTCGCGGCGTGAAAGCAGCACCGCGTCGCCGCGCGCCACGACGTAAACCAGGGGAATCATCATGACGCTTAAACTCCTTTTTTGGGCCATCACGCTGGTGGATGTGGCGATTGCGGTGATCATTTTTGTGAGCGCCCTTAGCAGCCGCATGCTTGATATTCCGCTGTGGTATCGCCTGGGGCTGTTAATTACGGCGTTCGGTTTTACCGTGCAGGGCTGTTTAAATTTACCCTATCTGTTGTTTAACGTGATATTAATGGCTCAAGAGTTGCCTTTCTGGATATTAAAAGATGTTGGTATTGGGATAATCTCAATTTATTATTTTTGGCACACCATGCACAAAGAGGATAAGTCCGGAAAAACACCGATACGTAAAAAAACGGTGGCGGTGAAAAAGGCGCCTGTCGCTAAAAAAACTACTGAGACTAAAAAAACGCCAACCCCACGCACACCACGTAAGAAAACACCCGCACAATAATTAACGCGGAGTGGTAAATTTATTTTACTGCTCCGTGAAATGGCCCAGGCCATTTATCATTCCTGCACTGGTCACTTGCCAAATATTCTGAAATTCACTCGGGCGGTAATTTAATTCTGCGAATTCGCACTTTCTTTATTCCACTCACAGGAGATGATTATGTCTGTAAACTCTGTTTTTTCACGTAAGGTTAAAACGCGCAGCATTATTTCTGTGGCTGCGGTATCGCTGTTTTTATTTTCAACCGGAGCCATGGCCGTTAATGTCGGCCCGGCCTGTAATTTGCCCGGCGCTGGCCTGACGGCCGCTCAGTGGGCGCAGAATCAGGATAACGCCGGTGGGCATATGACGGTTTGCCATGTCGGTAAATCTGATGCATGGCTGCAGCAGCGCACTGTCGCTAACCAACCGAGCTGCCCGCAAACGAATACCGCCTCGACATGGACGGATGCGGATGCGGCGTGGAATTCTATCGGCAATACTATTCAGGCGTTCTGTGCTGGCGCGACCAACAATACCGCAGCGGTTAATTTCACCATTGCGCTGGGTGGGAATGGCACTGTGAACGTGGGCAGGGCGTATGGCAATGGAGCTTTTTATAATATCGCCAACGATCGCCAGGCGTTTATCCGCTTAGTGAATAACGGTGGACAGTGGCGCGTACAAACAAGTTATCCAAGAAATTAAGTTAAACGACAGGAGCATTATGCCCACGCATAATGCTCCTTTTATGCTCAGGAAAAAGAAAATAAGTTAACGCGAATCAAATAAAGATAATCAGGACTACTCTTCCGAATACATCATCGCGGCCTGAGTGCGGTTATTTACATTCAGACGGCGAAAAATCGATTCCAGATGCGCTTTCACCGTACCCGCGCTGATATTTAAATGGCGGCTAATTTGTTTATTTGACTCCCCGGCGGCCAGCAGCTTCAGGATTTCACGCTGGCGTTCGCTCAGACGGGCAAGGGCGCTGTGCCCATTGTCCAGCAACGTAATGCTCTCCTGCGGCAGACAGAACATCCCCAGCGATGCGCTACGCAGTGTCTGAGCGATGGTTTCCGGGGGGGAATCGCGCCGGACAAACGCAATCGCGTGATGATTTAAAAATAACCGTAATAACGTCGGCTGACATTTATTCATCAGCATCACTACGGGGATATTCGGATGACGACAGGCTAAAATATCCAGCAATTCGAGGCTCGAGGTTTTATTACCATCACCATCGAGAAGAATTAATGATGCTGGAAATTCATTAAGCGTATCATCAATGTCGTTTTGATTATTCAGTCCACGAACTTTTACCTCCGGAATATATTGCGACAGTACTGATGCCATTCCTTCAATAAATATTGACTGCTTGTCAATCATGAGTACATGCATACGTTATCTCCACGTAATAGCGTTCGCCATTGAGACTGGTAATCATCAAAGTATTCAATGAAATGCAAAAAAAGAAACAGGCTAATTGTCATAGGTCTTTTAACCGATATGACGAATGAAACAATATGGAATGGTATAAAGTGGTTGAAGAAATATTATATATGAAGAATGGTCGCTTCGCTATTTCACGGATTATTAGCAGGCTCTGTTTTTACCAATATCGGCAGAGCGGCACAAACGTTTATTTTGTTAGGCGGGTTATTTGCAAGACTGACTATAGAAGGGAGAAGCCTAGAGTGCTGGCGGATTGTGACCCTGGAAGGGCCGGGGCTGATATGGAATGTTCAAAGCTGGGCGCCGGAAGGAGGAACGTTCTGGAGCGTAGGGGGAAGCGGGTAAGGGAGTAAGAGGTTAGAAGGGGTTTAAAGAGGAAAGAATTTATAAAGAGAGAGGTGACAGCTTGTAGAACGTTGATTTTTTCAGCACTTAGCGGCGTATGACAACATCGTGACTTGCATAGCCGCCTGCGGCAGGTATAATCCAACACGTTTCCGCATCCCCTTCAGTGCCGAAGTGGCGAAATCGGTAGACGCAGTTGATTCAAAATCAACCGTAGAAATACGTGCCGGTTCGAGTCCGGCCTTCGGCACCAAGACCTCTTCCAAGATCATCCGAGAAAGTCCATTAAACCCTTTAAAATCAAGACTTACAGCGATTTTTGTATCCGGCATTGTCCGAGTCCGTCCGTTGAAATCCGGGGGCGCAGGGGGCATAATTGGGGGCATCTTAACTTCGATTAGAAATGTGCCCCCAAAATGAAGCTCAACGCCAGACAAGTAGAGACAGCAAAGCCTAAAGACAAAACCTACAAAATGGCCGATGGCGGCGGTTTGTATCTTGAGGTTTCGGCCAAGGGCTCTAAATACTGGCGCATGAAATACAGACGACCCTCTGACAAAAAAGAGGATCGTCTCGCTTTTGGTGTTTGGCCTACAGTTACGCTTGCTCAGGCTAGAACAAAGCGCGATGAAGCTAAAAAGCTTTTAGTGCAGGGCATAGACCCAAAAGCTGAACAGAAGGAAGCCCAGGCCGAAAACGCCGGGGCATATACTTTTCAAACCATCGCGCTCGAATGGCATGCCAGCAATAAGCGCTGGAGCGAAGACCATCGATCGCGCGTTCTTCGTTACCTTGAGCTATATATCTTTCCTTATATCGGCTCGTCTGATATTCGCCAGCTCAAAACCAGCCATCTGCTAGCCCCGATCAAGAAAGTTGATGCCAGCGGTAAGCATGACGTCGCGCAGCGTCTGCAACAGCGTGTCACGGCCATCATGCGTTATGCAGTACAGAACGATTACATCGACTCAAATCCGGCCAGTGATATGGCCGGTGCGCTATCTACAACCAAAGCGCGACATTACCCCGCTTTACCCTCTAGCCGATTCCCTGAGTTCCTTGCACGTCTTGCTGCATATCGTGGCCGTGTAATGACACGGATCGCGGTCGAGCTTTCCTTACTAACTTTTGTGCGTTCCAGCGAGTTACGTTTCGCGCGGTGGGATGAGTTCGACTTTGAAAAAGCAATATGGCGCATACCAGCAAAGCGAGAGGAAATTAAGGGTGTGCGTTACTCGTACCGTGGAATGAAAATGAAAGAGGAACATATCGTTCCGCTTAGTCGGCAGGCGATGATTTTGTTAGACCAGTTAAAGCAGATTAGTGGTGATAAAGCGCTGCTTTTTCCGGGTGATCATGACGCAACTAAGGTTATGAGTGAAAACACGGTAAACAGCGCATTGCGTACGATGGGATATGACACGAAAACCGAGGTGTGCGGGCATGGATTTAGAACTATGGCGCGCGGTGCGCTTGGTGAATCAGGCTTATGGAGCGATGATGCAATAGAAAGGCAGTTAAGCCACTCAGAGCGTAACAATGTGCGTGCTGCATATATTCATACCTCTGAGCACTTAGATGAACGTCGGTTGATGATTCAATGGTGGGCTGATTATTTAGATATGAATAAATTTAATGATTTGACTCCTTATGAATTTGCACGAAAAAATAACAATGAATAAATTCTTTATCATATAGTACGAGGCTATTAACCTCGTACTACTGTTTTACTTCTCTTGATATTGACGGCCTAAAAATCTATGAGATTTGGTTAGAGTCACCCTTCTATATTCCTCAATATCTAGTTTTAACTCATCCTTTCCTATTTCATTCAATTTATCTATATTTAGTGTCAAAATGTATTGCGCATCTTCCAAACAACTGGATTTTGATGAGATATAGTTGAGGCTTTTAATCAAGGTATCTCTGTCAACATCAAAAATATTATCATGAATGAGAATCTTAGGATGTCTCACGAAAGTATGATGCGTTAATAGTAATGACATGTCATATATAAACACTTTTTCGCGCTCATTACTATGACTACCGTCATCGAATATCCTTAAGTCAAAATCTACAACATTACTCTTCTCGTTTGCGGAGATACTAAATGAGCATTTTCTATTTTCCATGACATAATCATGGATAGCAGATACAGTATCTCTGAATTCTGAAATAATTGGCTCTTGCTGTGATATATCTATGTCCAATTGAAAAACTTTAGTTGCTTTCTCAGCTTTTTTAGCTTTCGACTTAGATTCATAATCATCATATTTTTTTATAAATGAAGATAGTTGTGAAAGTTCTTCCAGCTTCTTCTCATATGCAAGAAATAGTGTTTTAATATTTCTAAGGTGACCATTTTGCTTTATTATTGCAGTTTTTGAACTAAGTTTAACTGATATTTCAGATATGGACGCTTCAATCTTCTCAAGATCAGATAAGATAGAGTCTTTACGTGCGTCGATAAGAACACGTTGAAAGTCATCAATTTTTTCTTAAACCCTAAAACATCTTTTAGTTCTTTTCCAATATTATCACCAAGCCCGGATTTCAGCTTGTTATATAATTCTATTACTTCATTCTCATCTATATAATTATCCCCAATTAGGGCTTGTATTTTGTTGAACTCTGATTTTAAAATGGCTTTTTTATTTCTCAAATTATCTAGACTATCTTCGTAGAGAACTATTTCATCTCTAACAAAATCAAATGTTTTATCGCCTTCAAGTAATTCCATTTCTTCTTTTATAATTTTCACTTGATGATCAAGATCATTAACCTCAGCTCTGGCATTGGCAATTTTTTTTCCAGAGATGGACTCTATGTCATCTTTTATTTTTCGTTTTGCGATGCTCAATTCAGATATTGATTTATTTATTTCCTTTATTTTTTTATAGAGCTCTATACTAATCCCGAAAAGGAAAAGGTGTGGTGCAAAATCAGGAGGGATTCTAGATTTTGTATCGTAACAGTCAATAATAGATTTGAACTCCGAACGTTCATCTCTAATCAAAGGACCTAACATGCTTCTAAAAGACGGGTGTAACTTTGACTTATTGTTATGAAACATTAAAAGAGTCAGGAAATGATTTACGTCATCAATTGACGTAAAATTCTTTTTAACCCCATTAATGAACAAAGTAGGAGTGTTTTCTTCGGAAATGCTTCGTTTTGCGATAATATGATTTTTATTAATAAAGAAGTCTAGGCAAACATATGTCCTATCAGAAAAAACTGTATTAGGTATCTTCGAAAGTCTGCTGCGATTGTAATCCTTCATCAGTCCAAAGTTAATGAATTCTACTAGAAGCGATTTTCCTACACCATTGGTTTTATTAGATGATTCATCCTTTTCACCTAATATAAGGTTAATCCCTTTCTTGAACTCGATAGGTTCAAAAGAAAAAGGTTCACTGTATAGTTTATTTATTTTTATCATTTTTTAAAATCACATAAGGTTCGTTAAAATCGATCAAATCAAGTGTATATAAAAAAATCATTCCGTAGTATATCGAGCGCACACCGATTAGTCTATTCTTGCGCAAATTTTTTGCTAGTTCGAAGATGCTAATGCAATTTCTATCTTCAAGTAGTTTTAATATATATGAACCGACTATCGGAGCTGATTTTTCTATTCGTTCATCTTTTGAAAAAAGTTTTAACATGGCTCTGTTACCTTATTAGGGAAAACATTACATCTTATCATGTTATCTATGAGGTAGTATTGAATTGCTGAGTCATCATAGTCTATCCCATTTGAAAGAAGGCGTGATGCATAATAGTCAGTCATTTTGTTTAATGCATTTATGGGATCGCCATCGCATTCATCTAGAGCTGCATTGCTAACGCGTTTTAAATATGCTGAAAGCTTACTGATTTTTATTATTCCTGAGTCACTTGAGTTACTGATTTCATTCAAGATACCTGCATAAGTCGTCATTAATGGAACATAGATTTTCATTAAGTAATCTGCGTACGCAGAAAATCTTTTATTTATTTTCCCATCAGGATCAGGCTCTTCTTGAAATCCATTTCCACTCTGAGGGTGCTCGTCTGTACTCAGGATTTTGATCATTTCTAGAATAGTCGTGACTTCTTTCGGTGCTTTTTGCGTTGGAGTATCAAAAATCTGTGATGATAAATAATCGCAAACCTGCTGTATTTTTGCAGGAGGCAAAGCCATTATAATTTTGATCAAGTCAGTGTAATCTAAAACATCGTCTGAAATGGATATTTTGAATTTTTCACCATAAGTCTTGGCATGGTATTTTTTCTTTTTTGTCAATATTAAAACAATAAGTCTATCTATTTTTTCTACATTATCAGTTTCTATGAACCCATTGACTGTTTTTTTGATTTTTGCAAAGTCTGGGGTTGATGTAACTTGAATGGCGAGCCTGTTTGTTTCATCAATAAGATCAATTGATTTTGCATTTGCATTAGTGCTATTTAGATTCACCAGAGATATATCAAATATCATATTTAGTAGTTCGCAGAAAAAATATTCAGCATGTATATTTAAATCCATTAAATTCAAACTGGTATTTAATTCTACTTTATGAGCTAAAATCGCTAGCTTAGTGGTGATTTTATCAATGTTCTCTTTTCGCTGTAACATGGGCTTAGTCCTAGTTGCGCCTGCTCAATACGAATCATGTTATCCATAATAAATATGAGGTTAGAAACTTACTAGTTATATTTGGCAATATTAAAATTACGCATCATTGTGGCGCGCAGTGCTTTCCCCGCCTCGCCTGCCCGCTTCATGGGGCGGTTTACATGCAGGTGCATGACCGGGCTCAGGTCGCGCCGGGACTGGCGCGGGCGGGCACGAGTCGGGCGCAGAAATAAATGCAGTTAAATGCAGTGTATGCATGCAGGGTATTTTTTAAATAATTAATGGATTTTTGGGGGATTTTTCAGGAGAGGTAAGGTGCGCCCGGCAGGGGATGGCCGGTGCGCATTTTTCGGGGAGTTTATTGCTGCTGGCTGTCCCTGCGCGACGCTTTATCAGGTCTGATGCCGACGGTATTCAGCACCGCGCAGCCCTCATGATTAATCCCGTTACCGGCGGCCAGCCACGATGCGAGCGCATCTTGCAGGTGATGCGTTGCCCGGTCGAGTGCGCGCTGTTGCAGGTGCGCCGGGAGGCTGCGGATATGTATCAGCTCGGGGGCAAGAATGGCGGCCAGCTCTGCGCCGTGCTGATGCATGAAGCCATCAAGCCGGTGGCTGATACTGAGTGTCTGGACGGTCTCATGGGCGCGGATGTACTGCCGTGCGGCCTGCCGGGTTTCTTCCGGGGCACAGTGAGTTTCCCGGCGGCTCAGCCACACGGCACGGTGGTGCAGGCAGGCCTCTGCGGCCTGCGTCAGGGTGTTGGTCATGGTGTCTCTCCTGCGGTCAGAAGCGCCACGGCGTTTTCCGGCATGGCGGGCTGACGTATCACCCCGTCGAGCGTCTCAGATGTGCGGAACGTGGCCGAGCACTCAATACTGGTGCACTGGTGATAGCGCTGTTTGAGGTTTTCCGTCAGATAGCGGCTGGTACGCACATGCGCGGGCTGTCTGCAGAACGGGCAGTGAAACATGGCTCAGCCCTCCACCTGCTTTTTCTTTTCGGCCAGTTGCGTGGCAAGCTGCGAACGCTTCAGCGGACTTTTATACAGCGCCATATCCACGCCGGTCAGCGGCGGGCGGTACATGCCGAGTTGTGAGAAGACCGGCTCATTGTCCATATCAAAGTTATAAAATTGTGCCTGCACCGCAACATGCATGTGCAGCTCCTCAGCCAGAATGTCCGCCGGGCGCGTCGCACCGTTCAGCTCCAGCGCACGCAGGCGCAGACAGAACGCCCGCACCAGCGCCGGGCTGATGTCCCGCATGGCCTCTGCCCACTCCGCCTGGGCGCAGACGCTAAACGCCCGTGCATGTTCAGTGATATACGTTTCACCTGTTGTGCACGCTTCCAGCATGGCGCGGGATTTGTCCGTCTCCAGTTCAGCAATCAGGCCGGTGAACTCCTCCGCCAGCTCACGACCGGCGATGTGTCTGCTGTGTCCGGCTTTGAGCTCCGGCGTCATGACACCGCCGAGACTGCGGAAACGCTCGCGCCAGCTCTTCTCTGCTGCGGCGCTTTCCTCAAGCGCGTTCTGACGTTCCTTTTCGCTGCGCGTGATGGCTGCGCCGATGTCGTTCAGTTTTAGCATGCTGCCGGTGTGAGCGGCTTTTGCCTCTGTAAAGGCCTTCAGGGCACGGTTGACGGCGGCGGCGTTATCCTCTGCGGCTTTTTTATGCACGGTATTAAGGGCACCGTCGATAACGGCGCGGGAGGCACCGGTCTGTGTGCTGCCGATGGTTTTCATGATGGAGGTCATAAGTTCAGTTTTCATGGCGGGGCTCTCTGTGTTGTCAATGTAAGTGCATTCTGCCGCGCCCTGCACAACGAGACGACCGGTTGCAGTTGTGGCCGGGATGGCACAGAAAGCCGCTGAAAAAACCGGCTCGCCAGAAAGAGGTCGCAGTAAAACCCCTCTCCCTGTTTGTTTTTCTGTATTTAATTCTTCACACTGTTCACCAAGAATATAAAAAGTAAGTAATACAGTAAGTTAACGGGTGAATAGTTGAAGGTCTGACTGTTCACCCACTGTTCACCACTGTTCACCAGCTGTTTTTGGAGACACTTACGGCATCTATACTTTATTGCGATAATAGAAAGGTTATTTATAACCATAAATGATTAGCAATGTGCCAGACTGTTATCAGGAAATGCCAGAGATTGTCAGCGTTTGCCACTGTTTGCCATTTGCATGTTAACAAATTGTTAAGCGAAGAATGCCAGCAAAATAACCTGTTGCTCCGGCTGAAAATATTCACAAAATAGAGCGCTACCTGACGCCGGAAAGATACGACCGGCACCACACGGACTTTATGAGGTAGCCCGATGCACACCGCTTTTTCTTCCCCGATTTCTGCCCCTGCCGCCCCGTTAATGCCGGTGACTGAGCCCGCCCAGGAGCGCTTTCTGCGCCTGCCCGAAGTGATGCATCTCTGCGGCCTGTCGCGCTCCACCGTTTACGATCTCATCAGCCGGAATGCCTTTCCGCAGCAGGTCTCCCTCGGGGGCAAAAATGTCGCCTGGCTGCACAGCGAAATCACCGCCTGGATGGCTGCCCGTATCGCCGACCGTAATCGGGGCTGTGACGCATGATGATGTCCGCCCTGCAAAAACCGCCTTTTCCTGGCTTGCTTCTTCTGGCCGTTTCCAGGTATAGTTTTCCCGCTGCCGCAAAATCGGCTGCCGGGATTGGCGTCCCGTATACAACATTGGTGACACCAGACGCGTCACGCGTCTTTTTTTGTGTCTATGCCTTAGTGCATCCATTTTTGGTTCGAAGGTTCTTCCACCTTTGGATCTATAGAGTAATGGTGGCTCAGGCGGGGGCTTCTTATGAAGCGCCGGTTTCCAATGTTGCCGGTTACGCCAACCCCGTCTGGGCTACCACCAGTGAAATTGGCGTTTCCGGTGGTAGCGTTAAAACGCAAACATTGGAGGCTGCCACCATGGCTACCCACCTCACCCTGTCACACCCGCAGTTTGTCTATGTCTTCGCAGCCGTTCGCCGCGCAGACCGCACACCCCGTATCTGTATGCTCCGTACCGTTGCCGGTGACGAGCGCGCTGCACGCCGTTCCCTTGTCCGGGACTACATTCTCGCCTTTGCCGGGCGTCTGCCGGTGGCGGAGGTGTGCGCGTGAAAGACCTGACCCTGACGCTCACCCGTGATGAGCTTGCGTGCCTTGAGCACCTGCGTAACGTCGGCCAGTTCGTGAATGCCATGACGCTGTTAAATGACAGCGTGACTGTCAGCCGGGAAACGACACACCAGGCGCAGCTCTCCTCCGTGATTTACCTTATGACCGCCCAGCTCGACGGCGTGGTGGAGCGCTGCATGCAGCGCTGGCTCACCGAGGAGGTCAGCGCATGAAAACCCCGTTAACACCTGTCCTGCGCGCCGCGCTTTACCGCCGCGCCGTGGCCTGTGCCTGGCTGACCGTGTGCCATCGTCAGCACCGTTACCCGCACCTCACCCTCGATGCGCTGGAATCGGCCATTGCCGCCGAGCTGGAGGGCTTCTACCTGCGCCAGCACGGCGAGGAGAAAGGCCGCCTAATTGCCTGTGCCCTGCTGGAAGATTTAATGGATGCCGGTCCCCTGAAAGCCGCCCCGTCGCTGTCCTTTCTCGGTCTGGCCGTGATGGATGAACTCTGCGCCCGCCATATCAGCGTGCCTGTCCTGCACTGAGGAAAACACCAATGAAAATGAACGTAACGGACACCGTTAACATAGCGTGCGGCCACTGGCCGCGCATTCTCCCGGCGCTGGGCGTCCCGGTCATCAGAAACCTGCATCAGGCCTGCCCCGTCTGTGGCGGCTCTGACCGCTTCCGCTTTGACGATAAAGAGGGGCGCGGAACGTGGTTCTGTAACCAGTGCGGCGCGGGTGACGGGCTGAAACTGGTTGAAAAGGTGTTCGGTGTGACCCCGTCCGAGGCCGCCGGGAAGGTGAATGCCGTGACCGGCACCCTGCCGCCGGTTACCCCGGTTGACACCGCGACCGCAGACACCGGCACGGATGCCGGGCGAAAAGCTGCGGCCGCAGTGGCGGCTGAGCTCGTGGCATCTGCCCGCCCGGTCACCGGTAACGCCTACCTGACCCGCAAGGGGCTGGCTGAGCGCGAGTGCCTGACCCTCGCCACCACGCACAAAACCGGCGGGGTGAGCTACCGCGCCGGGGATGTGGTTGTCCCCCTGCATGACGACACCGGAGCACTGGTTAACGTCCAGCTCATTAACGCTGACGGGGACAAACGCACCCTGAAAGGCGGGGCGGTGAAAGGCGCATGCCATATCACCGAAGGCCAGAAACAGGCGGGAAAACGCCTGTGGATAGCGGAGGGGTATGCCACGGCGCTGACCGTGCATCACCTGACCGGCGAAACCGTGATGGTGGCACTTTCGTCCGTGAACCTCCTTTCTCTGGCGAGCCTTGCCCGCCGTCAGCACCCGGCCTGTCAGATTATCCTCGCGGCTGACCGTGACCTGAGCGGTGACGGCCAGACAAAAGCCGCAGCGGCCGCAGATGCCTGCGGGGGCGTGGTTGCGCTGCCGCCGGTGTTCGGTGACTGGAATGATGCCTTTATCCTTAACGGGGAGGATGCCACACGCCGGGCAGTTTACGACGCCATCCGCCCGCCGGTGCAGAGCCCGTTCGACACCATGAGCGAGGCGGAATTTACCGCCATGAGCACCAGTGAGAAGGCCATGCGCGTGCATGAGCACTACGGCGAGGCGCTGGCAGTGGATGCGAACGGCCAGCTCCTGTCCCGATATGAAAACGGCATCTGGAAGGTGATACCACCCTCAGACTTTGCCCGCGACGTGGCCGGGCTGTTTCAGCGACTTCGCGCCCCCTTCTCCTCGGGACGCATTGCCTCGGTGGTGGAGACCCTGAAACTGATTATCCCGCAACAGGAGGCACCGGCGCGTCATCTGATTGGCTTCCGTAACGGCGTGCTGGACACGAAAACCGGCACGTTCAGCCCGCACAGCAGGGCGCACTGGCTGCGCACCCTGTGCGATGTGGATTTCACCCCGCCGGTGGCGGGCGAAACGCTGGCATCCCATGCCCCGCATTTCTGGCAGTGGCTCGACCGCGCCGCCGGTGGCAGTGCTGACAAACGCGACGTGATACTGGCTGCCCTGTTTATGGTGCTGGCGAACCGCTATGACTGGCAGCTCTTCCTCGAAGTGACGGGGCCAGGCGGAAGCGGAAAAAGCATTCTGGCCGAGATTGCGACCATGCTCGCAGGCGAGGACAACGCCACGTCGGCAACCATCGAGACGCTAGAATCGCCACGCGAGCGTGCCGCCCTGATTGGCTTCTCGCTCATCCGCCTGCCTGACCAGGAGAAATGGAGTGGGGACGGGGCAGGACTCAAGGCCATCACCGGGGGCGATGCCGTGTCGGTTGACCCGAAATACCGCGACGCCTATTCCACGCATATTCCGGCGGTGATTCTGGCCGTGAACAACAACCCGATGCGCTTCACCGACCGCAGCGGGGGCGTGTCCCGTCGCCGGGTGATTATCCACTTCCCGGAGCAGATAGCCCCGGCGGAGCGCGATCCGCACCTGAAAGACAAAATTGCCCGCGAACTGGCGGTCATTGTGCGCCAGCTTATGCAGCGCTTCAGCGACCCAATGACCGCCCGCACACTGCTCCAGTCACAGCAGAACTCTGACGAGGCACTGAGCATCAAACGCGATGCTGACCCGGCGTTTGATTTCTGCGGTTATCTGGAGGCGCTGCCGCAGACTAACGGGATGTTCATGGGTAATGCCAACATCGTGCCGCGCCAGCCCCGCAGCTATCTCTATCATGCCTACCTGGTGTATATGGAGGCAAACGGGTTTAAGCATGTGCTGAGCCTGAAAATGTTCGGAACAGGGCTGCCGATGATGCTGAAAGAGTACGGCATAAACTACGAAAAGCGGCACACAAAACACGGGACGCAGACCAATCTCACCCTCCGGGAAGACAGTAACAGCGACTGGCTGCCGAAGTGCGACGAGCCCGCAGCGACATAATCTCACCAGACCGGCAGCCGCCGGTCTTTTTTTATCTGACATCCCAGGTGGTGAACAGTGCACTGTTCACCCTTCACCTTCTGTTCACTACTCAAGTCACTGAAAGTAAAGGGTAAAAAAGGAGGGTGAACAGTGTGAACAATAAAACCAAGAAAAAGTTTTTACCCCCCCCCTCACTCCACATCCGTATGCGGCATTCCTTTGCCTCAATACGTAAGTGCGCGCAGGGGTGAAGAGTCGAATGTTCACTGTTCACCAACTCATAACATCCTATCTTTATGATATTAAATGGAAAGTTATCGAGGTGAACAGTGTGAACAGTTAGGTGCAAAAAAACTTTTTTTGCATATGATGATGCTATGCACATCATGGGAAGATTTAAGCAGTGGATAAAACCAGAGATTTCATTCTAGAAGGGCTCTCCCGATTTGGATTGGCTGATTTGCCGGGTCGACCTTATGACTGCGCCTTTGATCTCCTGGCCGCAACACCATCAAGAAAGCGGCTAATTGTGATGGGCTTTAATGGCTCGTTAGCTGATTCATGTATGACAAATCGCCAATCTATTCTTGAAGATTATGCTCATCCTTTTATCTCCGGGGTTCAACAAGGAATAGAAGGAAAATGGGGGATCACGCATCTTGCAAAACGATTACAACAAATACCTGTTTGCCTCGGTTATAGGTGGGAAGACGTTATCTATACCAATGCATTTATGATGTGTTCTCAGAATGCAGTAACCCTAAAAAAAGAAGCAGCTTGTCGAAATATGACAATGAACGAGATCGAAGCAAAATCAATGGCATTTTTTGAGCATGTGACTGCCAATTTGAGCGAACCAGATCTCATCGTTGCATACAGCAACAGTCTTCAGTCCATCTCTGCTGCAAGCCTGTTGCTAAAACACTTTGGCGATGCAACTACTCTCAAATTTTCTCACCCCAAGGGTTACCACACCACTTTCGCTTTTATGGCCAATATTAGTAGTAGAAGTATCCCGGTTGTCTGCGTACGCCACATGTCACGATTCAAACCTGAAGAGGGTTATGTAAGGGCGGCTCTGAGATTAATGGAATGTTAATTTTTGTTCCGGTAAGGATCCTGACAGCGGAACCTCACCGGCAGGAAGTACCACCCTTAAAAGGTATATGCTCCTACTTATTATCAATGCTATGGCATCAAAACGTCTGGGGGCACAAAAGGGGGCATGTGTTAATGATTAAAATTAAAAACGCTTATAAATTAGAAGTTTAATACGATATTTGAGTCCGGCCTTCGCACCATACAAAGCTTTTTTCAAGTCTACTAACGTCTACTTTAGTCCATAAAAACAGTAAGTTAAGCATGTTTCTGGCTTTTCTTAGTCTGTCCACGTCTACTTACTTCTATTCACATATACCATCATTCGTTGGTATAACTGGTGGTATCTTCGGTTCGATTGATTTTGATACCAACAGCGGAGGTATCAACTGATGGCACTCACTGATATCAAAGTTCGAACAACAAAATCTTCTGATAAACCTTTCAAGCTGACAGATGGGCAGGGTATGCACCTGCTGATCAATCCCAATGGTTCAAAATACTGGCGACTCCAATACCGTTTTGGAGGCAAACAGAAAGTTTTAGCATTGGGGGTCTATCCTACGGTCACCCTTGGTGAAGCTCGCAAGAAACGGGATGAAGCCAAAAAATTAGTATCGCTTGGTATCGACCCTTCCGAGAAGAAAAAAGCCGACAAGATCGAGCAAAGCGAAGCCCTGACATTCGAGGCTGTCGCAAGGGACTGGCATACTGCCTGTAAAAGGAAATGGTCAGATTCCCATAGTGAGAGGGTTTTAAAGAGCCTTGAGGATAACCTTTGGACTGAGTGCTGGCCTGACGGCGGGGGATCAGCGAAGACCTGCACCGGGGTGATACTGAGCGAACCCACCAGTGGTGCAGGGGGCATGGTGATAGCCTTTGAGGAAGTGATGCTGGCGCGGGGATTAAATCCGGCTGAGTAGCTGCTGGTCACGGCGACCGATATCGATCCCCTCGCAGCCGATATGACGTTCATCCAGTTGAGCCTGCTGGGAGTACCGGCCATCGTGAAGACGGGCAATTCGCCGGCACTGTCCGTGAACCGCACCTGCTATACGCCGGTGTATTACTTCAATAACTGAAAAGCCCGCATGGCCTGCATGAGCGTATTCAGCCATGCGGGCTTTTTTTCCTGAGTATTTAAAGGGATCACCGGCAGAGGACATAAGCGCTGATGCCGGTTAAGGCCTGCCTTACGTCAGCATGGATAAAGGTGTGTCACGCCTTTGATATCCGGGTACAACAGCGTGAAGTGTTTTCTGCTTATGCCGATACTGGCTGAGACACAAGCCGTTAACCTGAAAAGAAAAAGGGAGATGTGAAATGAACAGACTTACAGGAATCGCTATTTTATGTCTGGCTCTGATGGGATGCAGTTCTGTACCCTCAGATAACAGAGCGCTGAATTTTAAAACAGAAATGCAGTCGCCGGTGTCAGGACCGACTACAATAACCGTAACTGCTGACAGCCTTCTTAAACAAGAAAATACCCGCCATCTGATTCTGTATCCACTGCGTCCATTACCGGGAAAATCATTTCGCTCTGAGCGGGACAGGAAATTTGCCGCTGCGACCATGTATATTGAATTGTCTCCTGGCAAAGGAAACAGAACTGCTGAGATCAGCGGTGAGATAAATTACTATGATCATGAGCGGTATGAAAATGGGCACCTGGTGGGAGACAGTGTCAGGTCAATACCTGTCCCGTTACAGACCGTCCCGCTGACACTTAATAAGCCCGTCTCAGTCAGTCTGCCACAGAGGATTCGCTATTCCGTCATGCTGACGGACAGTCAGCCCTGAACCTGAAATTTAAATGTGTCTATAACCGACACCATCTGGTGCCGGTTATCGGCTACTTCCCTGCAGTCACGCCTCCGTCTCAGTTTTCATGATGAATTAACAGCAATGAAATCATGAAATAACGACACCATCCGCAAAACTAGCAACGCGCCGTGCCTTCACGTTAGCCCGGCCGCTGCGTCCGGAAGGGTTCACCCTGTCGTCATGCTCACCCGTTCCCCGTCGAGGCGCAACGCATATCTACTGGCTGGACAGGCTAAAGTTATTTGTCATTCGCTCCGGAGGAGTCAGTAGCGTAGAGGAAATTTAAGAGAATCTGTGGAAGATCGGTAGTCTTTTTGTTAGACCCGTCCGCTTTCAAAAAATAATCCAGTAAGGTTTTTGGCATTTTTGACTGGTTCTGTAACACATCTACTGGATGTTGAACCACTTTACCTCCTTCCAGACGGAAGCCGTTTTTCAGCCCGGTTGCGGTAACAAAGAATTTACCATTTACGCTGCCGAAATCAGGCTCCGGTGTTTTCAGTGTCACTTCACTGGCTGCCTCAACAATGAAGTTTTGATTCCCTTTTTGTTGATAGACAGAAAACTGCATGTCGGAAACCTGCTCCATATCAGCAGAGTTTTGACCAGACTGATTGACGATGCTTTCAATAAATTTAAAGTTTGCCGAATGCGTCGGAGAATATCCGGCGTCCAGTTCATAGCGTAAAAAACCTTCATCCAGAGTGGAGCCAGATATTTTACCCCCGTTCAGAATACGTGACGCTGTCGCTTCATCTTCAGCGGTAAATTTGTAGGTCAGTACATGCCCACTGTTATCATACATATTCCCGTTATTCAGGTTGGCCATCACGCCACTAAACATACGGTAATCGCCTAAATCGCGAGCGAGATCGTCTACATAACGCAGATCCGTTCCTTTTTGCTGTGCCTGCGCATACAGCCCGGCCAGAGTGTAGCGGTCATTATTCGTCAGAAAATTAACAGACGACATGCCCATCGTATCTTTCGTCAGTTGCGTTTGAACGGGCGGATTGCTGTCCGAATCGCCAAACAAGCGGGACATCAGCAGCCCCATACCGCTGATGGTCGTTTGCCCCGATGCGGCTGGTATCTCACCTGAAGCCTGTACAGGCTGAGGGCTCGTAGCTTTTGAAACACCCTCAGAGGTTGTGTGTATCTGTGTGTATTTCGCTGTGGATGTATTGATAATCAT